TTGAAGCGTCAAGAGGAGTATTAATTTAATGAGAAAAATCATTTTTTCAGTATTTACTGGATTATTAATTGGTTGCTCTAGTGAGCCAGAAATAAAACTGCCTGATGTGAAACAAGTTGGAATGGGTAGTGCTGATAAAATGATTCAGGCAGCTGGTTTAAAACCAGTAGAAAAAATAACAAGTACAGATAGCAAAAATGATCCTAAACAGATATACAAGTTTGATGGCGTATTTACCCAGTTGGAACATAGCAAAAATTTTGTGACTATTGCATGGCATCAAAATGATAATGACAGCCTAGATAAAGCTGTCCGTTTAGGTATTGCTAGTTTGGGAAATGATGCAGGTTATTTTATTCATAAGGTGGATCTGAATGGACAGCACACTGAATACAGTATTGCTGGACATAAGATAGATAATAATACCTGCATCAGCAAGTTATGCAGTATTCGAATTATGCAGTAATAAAAAGCCCCTAATTATGGGGCTTTATTTTATATAACCAGATATAAAAATAATGAACTGCTCGTCATAATCCCTAGTATTAAACCCACAAGAAAAGGGTAGAGCCACATAGTTCACCTTTATAAATTAATTCGATGTTTTGTTAATTTAGCTGCACGTTCCTGAGCCTGAATAAAAGCACATTTTTGTTTTTCAATACGTTGCAGATAAATATGCAGTAATAGAAGTCGTTTATAATGCTTAATTAGTATCAAGCATAAAATGCCTAAAAATACGATTGCAACTATCATAATCAAAAGAAAAATAGTTTGAATCATCATGCTGTAAATGTCCTTTATTTATCTGTAGCGATTTGCATGTTTTTCTTCAAGACTTTTACATTCTATGCATAAAGTCACTGCCCCAAGTTTCTGTCGTTCTGCTGGAATGGCATTGCCACATTCTTCACATTCAGACAGTGATGGGGTGGAATAATCTCTAGGCTTTACGTTGACCTGTTTAAGTTGCAGCTCCTGCGCTGCATCAATAATGTCGCTCATGCATGTACCATGTTTTTTGCAGAAAATGTGGTGAAAGGAATACTGATATTCGGATTTGGTTGTGCAGATGGTGAAATCTGGGAAACCCATTCAATGTTTCCTTGTCCAGTCCAGCCGCATTCTAGGTTTTGGCACTGACCATAAATGGTTTTAAGCAAAGGGTTTTGAATTTTTGAACTACGAATAGAAAGCCGTGAACCACAGTGAGGACATTTATTCTGATAGTTGGTCGCCATATTATTTATCTCGATAAATGGTGATTTATTGTTTCTATTATGTATCATTTATCGTTATTTTTGTTGTAAAAATCATTATATTTGTGTATTTTTATTTTGTGACTTTTCCTATTTCCACCGCTATTTCCCCAGATAGCGGTATTTTTTTGCTTTTATTTTTTTGCTTTATTAATTTTCCCCTGTTCACGTTTCAGTGCATTCTCTGCTGTCTTTTTACTCTTATACACATGGGTAACTTTTAGCGGTTTACTTTGGTCGCCACTGGTGAGTTTGGCTGTCTTGCTACCATCTTTATAGAACACTACTACGCCTGTGTAGTCTTTATAATTTTTGGCTTTGCGCTTGCCAGTTTTCTTGGCAGATTCGGGTGTTTCAAGTTTAGTTTTATCTTCAAACAGCTCTGCAATATCATCCGCATTTGGAAGCTGTACTTCCAGCTGAACCTTGGTTGTGAATCCAGTACTATCATTCAGTTCATGTGTTACGGTTTTCCCTAGCCACACAATGTCATCAATCTGCGGCTTAATACCAGTAAACGTAAACTGTTGTTCTGGGATAAGATCAGCACGTCCTTTAGCCAGATTGTAACTCAGGCTTTGTTCAGAACGTTTGCAGCGGTTGAACTCAGCCAGTGCTGCAAGTTCAGCAGTCTTTTTATCGCGGTGTACAAAGCGGATCTCCTTTGGATTTTCTTGTGCACTTCCGACCGTAACAGAGAGTTTTTCCGATTTATTGGCGTTGTAGTAGTAAGCCTTTACGCCATTCACCTTGTCATTGGTACTACCACAATCATAGCTGTGCTGGTCACCCAAATTTCGAGTAAGTTCAACTATAGGCATGGCAAGACCAGATACTGTTTCCCCAAGACCTTTAGGAAGTAAAATCAGGTGATTGTTTTTTATGGTAGCCACGGCATCATGTTCATCGGCAATGCGGGTGATTAGGTTTGCATCCGATTCATTTTGGGCAAGGTACTTGATGATCCGACTTGCCAGTGAATCATGTACAACAGTTTTCAGGTCGTAATCAACACCGATGGAAGTGAAAATATCCTGTAGGGTTTTGTCCTTAAATGATCGTTCACGTTTCTGACGTAAACCTTCAGACAGGTCATTACTCACGGCACTAATGCGCAAGGTGTCTGGTGATCCACTATGACTGGTACTGCTGACCTTGAATTTACCCTTTTCGATCAGGCCACTATATTCCCAGCCTAGCCAGACTTGCAGCTCTGCACCAATTGGTGGAATGTCTAGTAAACCATCTGCATCATCAAGAGTAATGTCTACACTATCAGCTACCATGCCACGGTTGTCAGTAATAGTCATGCTGATCAGGCGGGATGCGATAATGCCTGAAATGTTCTGTCCATCTACAGTGATACGATAAATAGCATGTGGATAGTGCGTCAGGCGTTCATATTCACTGAGTAAGCTATTTGCAAGTTGGTTAATCATGAATACACCTTATAAGAAACGGTTAGCCAGATTTAATCCTGTACCAATCAGACTCCCCATGGATGTTGGCTTATATTCATTCACAATTGTCAGATTTATTGTGAAACTGGTTTTACGTGCACCACCATTTTTAAAGAACATGGTTTTGTTTTCCTGAATTTGGTTGATGGTGCAGGCCCCATAAATTTTTCCAGTGCCTTCAATCAGTATATAGGACTTCCCGGTATCTGCCATTTCACGTAGTTGGTCAATGCTGCCACTGGATCCGGTAATTTCTCGGTAAATATCACCAGTCAGGGTGATGTTATCTTCACCCTTTCCGGTGTACTGATAACTTGGAGTTGTACCAAATCGGTTATTTCCAGCATGCTTCCAGCTGGTAGAGCGTTGCAGCTCTTGATACGAAGCTGTAGATAATTGGAAAACGAATAAGCCCAAAGCCATCATCATGTTGTATTACTCCCGATCCGACAGCATTCGGCGCTGAATGGCCATGCGTTCACGTTCACGTTCTTCGAGTACCTTGCGAACTTCCTGTGCTGCATTGTGCACAGGTCCCTTACCGCTGGCATCAATCTTAATTTCTATATTGTCACTGTTGTGAAATGTCACACTTCGCTGTTGGGAGAATGTCCCAGCTTTGCTGAATGATGGTGTATTTGAAGGACTGAATTGTGGATTGAAAGAACTGGTCATACTGCTTGCAGCATTAGCTGTGGCAGTTTGTGCCAGCCCCTGATTATTCATGATTCCGTTAGCTAGACCTTGCATGGTATAACCACCAAGACCCATAAATACGCGGGAAGGGGAGTGGATGCCAAGCACCCCTTTAGCCTTGGCAATGACTGCTTCTGATGCGCCAGAAATGGCTTCTGTAACAGCACTAATCCGTGACATGATGCCGTTTTTTAATCCATCCAGAATCATGGCACCAAATCCGGTAAACTTAGCCGGTAAATCTACCCCAAACCATGACAGCACACCAGCGAAGGCAGAATAGAACAGACCCAGTGGCGACCAGTTGATGATCAGGGAAGAAATTCCAAGCAAGCCACCATTGAATGCTGTTTTGATCTGTGTCCAGATATTTGAGAAAAACCCAGTGATGGTTCCCCAGTTCCGGTAAATCAGGTATGCAGCACCAGCAATTGCCACAATTACACCCATAATGATTAAACCCATAGGTGAAAAGATGGCACCCAATGCACCAAAGCCCATACCTAAGGTACTAATGGACATTTTCAGCATTGCCAATGGCCCAAGTACAGTGACGGCTACCAGTGCAAATGCGGAAATCGCACCGACCAGCAATACACCACCGGCAACGACTTTAGCAATGGTGTTTGCCAATCCTGGATTTTGTTGAGCCCAAGTGCTAACTGCTTCCGTTAAATTGGTGAAACCAGTAATTAGGGCTTTGAATTGCGGTGCAAGCTGCTCACCGAACAAGGCCAGTAAACTGGTGAATGTGCCTGCTGCTGCATCTTTTAAGTTTTTTAGCGTTCCAAGTTGTGCATTAACACGTGTTTGTAGATCTGCCTGTTGTTGCATTTTTGCAACTGTTTCATCATAACCAGCTTTTCCTTTGTCAATGAGCAGGTTTAATGCTTGAATGGTTTCTGCATCGTTACCAAACATATCTGCAAGAATTGGCAGGCGTTTTTCTGTGCTCAGTCCTTTTAGCTTTTCAAATTGTTTATACATCTTATCCAAACCACCAAACTCACCTTTACCATCAGTGAAATTCATGGTGATACCCGTCTTACTTTTCTTTAATGACTTCTGAATTTTTTCTGTATCCATCATCCCTTTAAAGATTTTGCTAAATGCAATACCGGCACTTTCACCTGCCATAGATGCCTGATCAGCCATAATAAGTAAGGGAGCCATTGCCTTTGCGCCCGCTAGACCTTCCTGTTTAATGGTTTTCATACCCGCAGAAAGTTTGGAGAACCCTTGCAGCATATTGTTACTATCAACACCAAGATAATAACTACGCTGGATGGTATCCATCAAAGACAACATATCTTTTTCAGCTGTTTTAGTTGCATCCTGCATTTTTGCAGCAAACTCTGCTGCATCTGCAAATGGCATTTTCATCTGCACACCAAGATAACCAGCAGCTACACCAACCCCGCCAAGAATTGCTTTAGCTGAAATACCTTGCTGCACCAGTACCGCCATCATATTTTGGAATTCTGCTGTTGTACCTGGTAATTTTGTCCCGAGGTTATTTGCTAGCTGATTGATAGCATTAAATTCTTTAGCAACCTTTCCGCCAGATTGCATCATTGATACACGCAAATTCATGGCTGCATCTTCAGCATCTTGATACTGGTTCAATGTATAACCAAGACCAGCTGCACCAACAGCACTAATAGCAAGTCCTGTCTTTGCTATATCTGCACCTTTCTGTAGCACCGCCTGTGTCTTTTTAAATTGGTCTTGCGCTCTGGCTGCTCTATCCATTGCCTCACGACGTCTGTTCAATTCCATCGTAGTTGAATGAATTCTATCTCTCAGTTCGTTTTCATGGTTTGCAAGCTGGTCTACATTTAATCCAGCCCTGTTCAAGTGTTGAACTGTGGTAGTGAGTTCCTGTGACTGGTTTTTATAGGTTGCATTGAGACGTTTGACAGCTGCTTCAGCCTTGCTTAATGCAGTAACCTGCTCACTAGATAATGGCCCAAGTCTGGCTTGCTGTTTGAGTTGATTAATAGTTTGTTTATGTCTGTCCAGTGCCGCATTGGTTTTGGAAAGACCTTCTTGCAGTTCGTTGAAGCGCCCAATTTTACGCTGCTGATCTTGCAATGATTTTAGGTCGGAACTGGTCTGTTTGAATGCCTTGCTGAGTTCATTAGAGCCACCAATGATGGCTTTAAGCGGGCCAGTAATTTTATCTTTTGCAGCAAAGATCACTTCGAGATTTAAAGTCGCCATTGGTGGATGGGCCTATTCTGTTTGGTTACGTTCCAGTGCTTTCTGGTGCCACATAAACAGCTCGGACAAACTCATGTCGTCAAAGTCATGTGGTGACCAGTGAAACACCAGGGCAATATTGGCTATCGCGTCAGGTATGCTTTCTATTACTGGATATTTAGCTGAGCACGTTGCGATTTCGGCATCAAAAAATAGATGATGTGCCCCGCAATCTGGCCGAGGTCTACCGGATCAATTAATGCTATGGCCTCACGCGGAATCGGTGGAAACACGCATTTTGGAATGACAGTACATAGGGCATTGACGTCAGATTTGTAAAGATCTTGCAGGGAAATACCAGACAGTGCCACAGTAGTCGGTTTACGGATAATCAGTTTTTCTACGGTCTGTCCACCAAATTTCACTGGCGTTTCGAGTACATACTCGGCTTCATTTGGGTTTTTGATGGTTTGGGTATTTTCAATTTGTTCTTGAGTTTGTGTCATGTCGTATGTCCTGAAAACTGAATTAAAAAAAACTGACGCATGATGTTACACACGTCAGGGAAGGGAACTTAATAGCCACACGCCTTGCGTTGTGCTTCCAGACGGTCTTTACCGTCTACGATTTCTTTCATGCCAAGGATGTCAATTTCCACCAGTACTTCACCGTTTACAGTCAGCTTGTAGTAGGCACACTGCATCATGATGGTCTGCTCGGTGTCATCACCCGGCTTTTGTGATCCGAAATCAATTTCCTCATGACGGCCACGAACCAAGATTTCTACGGCATCCACTTCACCAGTGTCATCTTTCTGATAAGCACCAGCAAAACGTAACTGCACACCAGTGGCACTTGAATTTGCATACTGGCGGATGGAAAGCAGATCTAGGCCGCCAATTTTGAACTCGAAAGGCAAGCCATCATCTGACATACCCATGTCCACTTTGATCGGGCCATTCATACCAGCACCACGGAAGTCCTCAAACTTGCGTCCAAGTTTTGGAATGGTGACTTCAGCCGCTTGGCCCATATATGATTCAGCGTCATTAAATACGCCAAAGTTTTTAAGTTTTGATGGTAAACCCATATTTATTCACTCTTAAAAATGGTTAAGCCAAACCACCGCTTATGCGGTGATCCGTGATGCAAAATCAGCAAGATAGCTATCAGTGATCTTCTGAATAAATCCGAGGTCTTCAAGTGGTGGCACAGGTGTGTAGTCGTATGAAATACGCAATTTACCGGCTTTGAGCTGTTCTACACCGTTGGCAGATTCGTCATACCAAGCTGTGGCATCAATGATGTAACCACCATTTTTAAATTCGCGGAATTTTGCGTTAATACCTTCGATGATGTCGTTCACCAAACTTGGATGCATTGGTTTATCCACTGCCCACATATGTGCTTCGGCAATGGTATCTGCCAAGATTTGAGCAGTACGAGTGTAATTTTCAAAAGCAAATAACGGATCTTCTGAACAGGTACGTGAACCCCAAAAACGGAAACCATCCTGATTAATAAGAGTGGTAATTTCATTTGAGTTTAGATAGCCAGCATCAGTATCTGGATCCTGTAAATCCCAGAACACATCTTTGTTGATACCAATCACACCATCCACTGGAACGTTGGACAGCGTTTTGTGCCAGCCAACAGTTTTGTCGATGTAGGCACGTAAGCCCATGGCAATTGCTACTGGTGAAACTGCTACATTGGCACTGGTAGTAGTGTCGAATTTCAGGAATTGCGGCCAGATCAGCATTAGTTCACGGGCGCCAAAGCTCTCTTTATATGCCACGACTTCTTCTTTGGTTTCACAGTTCCATGCATATGCATAAGCAAAACCACGTAGTTTTTTTGCAATGATGACAAGTTCAGCAGTCACGGCTGCATCATCTAAGCCTGGTGCACCGATAATGCGAGGTTTTACGCCTAATGCTGCTTTAGCAGTAAGTAAGGCTTTCAGACCAGTATATTTACCTTCTGCAGTTGTGGTGCCAATGACAGCAGATGCCTGTTCAGCTGGTGTCAATGATGTTGGTACACGTACTACAATGACCATGGTATTGACCTGATCTGCAATGGATTGCAGCGCAGATCGTAATGTTCCTTGTGTACCAGCTTTAGCAATGCCTGCCTGTACGTTGGTCAACAGGATTGGGGTATTTTCAGGGAATGCAGTTGCATCTGCATCAGATGCGGTAGCCACTAGGCCGATGATGGAAGTTGCAATGGTACGGATCGGGCGTGTACCTGTATTGACTTCCTCGACTCGGACACCGTGGTGGTATTGATCAAGTGCCATAAAAGAACCTGTTTGTTGATTTACGTTTCTATAAACGATTGCGTTTCAACGAACAGGCTTGCATAGAAAACCCCGCAAATGAATGACGGGGTTTTGTAAGTGAATGGAGTACAAACTAAGGGGATTTATGCAGTATTTCCGGAATTAATCAACGCCATCACATCCGGATTACTATTTAAAAAATCAGCCAGTTTTTGCTCTGGTGAAAGCGGTTGCTGTACTTGCGGTTTACTGATCAGCTGCCATTGCACACCGGTCCAGCGCGGCCATTGGTCTTCCGGCCATTGATCAGGCGGTGCGGTTTCCGTGCAGTTTGCCGGAATCAGATAGATACCAGGTTCCAGCGGGGATTCATCTGCAATCGTTGTACCGACATACAAACCGGAAAAATTATACTGATAGACGGTTTTTTCGCTCATGATGCACCCTTAGTATTTAATGCATGCCAGCATGGCACAGTTGCGCGGACGAGTTTCATCACCAATTACACCGAAAGTATTTGGAGATGCACCGTTATAGTCGGAACCATCATTGGTGAAATAGAACCTATTGTCATAGTCGATGCCGCCACTCGAACCCATGTTCCCTGTATTTGACATGCCAAAAGGCCACTGATTTGGATATGCCTCACCCATTGATAAATGTTTGTGTCTTTGTACCTGTTGGTGCTGGAAACTTCCCAACACACGGCCGGAATCAATCCCACGTCCATCATCCCAGCCACGCACGAATTCACCACGCAGATCTGGCAGTTTAAAGGTAGTCACACCATCACCAGCGCCATAAGCTGTGCCGATTGCCGCAAACAGTTCGGCGTAGATGGTACGTG